CGATGAGGAGTTGTTCTTCATCCGTGAACTGCCAACAAGACCCAACATGGGTAACACCACGTCTACTAACAACTTTGTCCTGCGTGATCCTGCGCTGACAAGCCTACGTTCATTCATAGAAGATGCGGTGTCGGATTACTTCAAAAACACAGTTAATCCCAAGCACAATGTATCCCTGAGAGTTACCCAAAGCTGGTGTAATTACTCAGAACCAGGGCAATACCACCATAAACACGCACATCCTAATAGCTACATCTCAGGCGTGTTTTATGTGCAGACCAATGCTAATGACAGGATTTACTTCTACCGTGATGGCTGGCAGCAGATCAAGTTCCCGCCTGAGCAGTGGAACCCGTACAACTCTGAAAGCTGGTGGTTTGAAGCGACTGTCGGCAAGCTGATTCTGTTTCCATCAAGCCTGACGCACATGGTTCCTGAAGTCAAAGGCGATGACACAAGAATCTCACTATCGTTTAACACCTTTCCCGTGGGTGTTGTCGGGGAAGAAATGGATTTAACTGGACTTAGGCTGGAGGCGTAATGGCTCACTTCGCAAAGATTGATGAAAACAACATCGTCACTCAGGTGGTGGTTGTCGACAACAAAGACACCAGCGATGCTTCTGGCGTTGAGAAAGAGCATATCGGCGCAGCGCATCTTGAGAAGATTCTCGGTGGCACTTGGAAGCAAACTTCCTACAATGGCAACATCAGGAAAAACTACGCAGGAATTGGCTACATCTACCGAGCAGACATTGATGCCTTCGTGCCACCACAGCCTTTTGCATCTTGGACGCTGAACGCAGACGCACAGTGGGAAGCGCCAGTAGCTATGCCAACTGATGGTGAGATGTATACTTGGGATGAGGCTTCAACCAATTGGGTGAAGTATGCCAGCCAAGAGTAAAGCACAATTTCGGCTCATGAAAGCAGCCGAATACAATCCCAAGTTTGCTAAGAAGGTTGGCATTCGACCTGATGTGGCTGCTGAATACACGCAGTCTAACGTGAAAGGGAAATCGTATGCAAAGCTTCCTGAAGAACTTAAGAAGGGTGGTCCGAGCCTTGCGATTGGCCGTGGTGAGAAGCTTCCAGCGGATCAAGGCGCGGGTCTCACAGCCAAAGGCAGAGCCAAGTACAACCGAGAAACAGGATCAAACCTAAAGGCTCCACAGCCTCAAGGTGGTCCGAGGCGTGACTCGTTCTGTGCTCGTATGGGTCCCATAGCGCGTAAGTCTGAGCCTGGCTCAAGAGCTAGGGCGTCCATGAAGCGCTGGAACTGCCCGTCATGGTAAAGGGCAAGTAAATGTCATATTCCGATACCTACGGCCAAGTATTTCCGGTACAGGTCATCATTGACCATGCTGCGAGGCGCTGTGGCAAGCTTGCTGAGGAGTTGACTAGCGAGCAATTACTGACAGCCAGAGAGTCTTTAGGCTTTGTACTGACCAATCTAATTAACATTGGTATTCAATATTGGGCAGTTAAGAAGGAAGTCATTGGCCTAACGCCAGAAAAGTACATTTACACCCTGCCTGTGGGTGCTAACGATGCCTTGAATGTGCTCTACCGCACCATGACACGGCCTTCGGGCAGCTATTCAAGCAGTGCCGGAGGCAGCGCTGCGCTAGCAGGGGACAGCAATGTTGATACGATTTGCCAGCAAACAAGTGCTAACGGCAATATCTCAATCAACTTTGGCACGAGTAACCCTGTTTATGCTGGCTCCATTGGCCTTTTACCCTATGTTGCCGGTGGTGGTAGTGCTACTTGGACGCTGATTCTTGAGTATTCCACCGACGGAATATCCTGGAGCACGCTGTATGACATTGGAACTGTTGTCATTACCGACAAACAGTGGGTTTGGTATGACATTGACCCAGGTCAAAGCGTCCAATACTACCGAGTGAGGGCTTCTGGTGGCACGACACTAGCATTGCGTGAGTTTTATGTGGGCAATAACTCGCGTGAAATCCAAATGGCAAGGCTGAATCGCGATGATTACACCAATTTGCCCAACAAAAACTTCACAGCCAACCAGCCTTATCAGTTTTGGTTCAATCGGACGGTTCCGCAGCCTGAAATTTACCTCTGGCCCGTGCCTAATGAGTGGTATGTGCAGATGACGGTCTGGTATTCCAAGCAAATCATGGATGTTGGCGATCTGACTGACGAATTGCAGATCCCGCAACGCTGGTATCTAGCCACAATCGGTATGCTGGCGCATCAATTAAGCATGGAATTGCCTCAAGTACCCATGGATCGCATCCAATATCTTGAAGCGCAGGCTGAAAAGTATCTTGCATTAGCCGAAGTCGAAGAGCGCGATCGTTCGCCAATTTATTTTGCAGTTAACATAAATCCATACACAAAATAATGCCAATGTTTCTTGACACTGAGGGCTACAGCGACATCGCGATTGCGATATGCGATCGTTGCCGCATGAAGCGCCCTCACGCTACCCTGGGACCTGACATCAATTTCCCAGGTTTGATGGTGTGTGAAGAAAATTGCAGAGACGAGAAAGATCCGTATCGCTTGCCAGCACGCCAAACTGAGCGCATTAACTTACGCTTTCCAAGGCCTGATGTGTCTGTGGCTGCAGTTCAAGACAATTTGGTAACGAATGATCAGCAGAATGTCATTGTCTCAACGGAAGGCAATACAAACATTGTTGAAAATGACGGCAACCTTGATGGAATAGCGGTGTCACCATAATGGCCAATCAAACAATCACCCAACTTCCCACCGCGCAAGCACTCACGGGCACGGAACTTGTACCGATTGTGCAAGATGGTGGCACCGTAAAAACCACGGTAGCAGCTATTGCTGCAACACCAGCATTAACAACTTATAGTTTTGTCACGGCAACGTCTGAGGGAACACTAACGCAATCACGACGGTTTACAACTTCTGGCGGCGGGCTGACACTTACAGATAACGGTGCTGGCTCAACGCTTTCATTAGCCTTGTCAGGAGCCGCTGCAAGCCTCGTTGCAGCAGGAACGGGTATTCAGGTCAAGACAAGTGCAACAACGCTCACAGCACGCTCTATTGCGGCTGGAACGGCAGGATTAAGCGTCTCTGATGGCAATGGCGTTGCAGGCAACCCTACGATCTCACTTTCCGGCATGCCGCTTTACCTTGCGCAGTCATCAGGAGTAGGCCTGCTTACACGAACCAGTGGCAACAGCGTAGGAATTGTGACCTTACAAGGCACAGCTAATGAGATTGACGTATCCAACGGTACTGGGAATGCTGGTGACCCGACGGTTGGACTGGCCGACAATCCTACAGTACCCGGCACAGCGGGGATGCTTGTTCCAGTAGGAACCACAGGACAGCGAAGCGGGTCACCATCAAATGGCATCATCCGGTACAACTCCACAACGCAGACCTTTGAGGGTTATGCAAACAGTGCCTGGCGAGATTTTGCGCTCACAGGCGGGGTAACGTCTTTTAGTGCTGGAACCACGGGATTAACCCCAGGTGTAGCAACCACGGGTGCAATAACGCTTAACGGCATCTTGGTCGGTGCTAACGGTGGTACGGGCGTTGCCAATACGGGTAAGACCATTACCTTGGGTGGTTCGCTGACGCTTTCGGGTGCGCATGATTTAACGCTCACGCAGACCGGCGCAACCAATGTCACGCTTCCCACCACGGGAACCTTGGCAACGCTTGCGGGTTCTGAAACGCTGACTAATAAGACCATCAATGGCTCAAACAATACGTTGAGCAATATTGGCAACGCAAGCCTGACCAATTCCTCAATAACTATTAATGGCTCCTCGGTAAGTCTCGGTGGGTCTGTTACGGTCACCGCTACTGCATCCAATGCGTTAACAATTGGCACAGGCTTAAGCGGCACGAGTTACAACGGCTCAACACCAGTAACAATTGCAATCAGCAACACGGGGGTATCGGCTGCCAGTTACGGCACGGCTTCTGCAGTACCTACGATTGCTGTAAATGCGCAAGGGCAGATCACAAGTGCCACGGACACTGCCATAGCGATTGCAGCGTCTCAGGTAACGTCAGGCACGCTTGCTATTGCTCGTGGAGGCACAAATGGCTCCGCAACACCAACTGCAGGCGCAGTGCCTTACGGAAGCGGAACAGCGTATGCGTTCTCAGCAGCGGGTAATGCTTCAGAGGTTTTGCTTTCTGGTGGTACGGGTTCGCCAACTTGGGCTGCGCAGAGTTCGCTTTCCGTAGGAACCGCAACCAACGCAGTGAATATTGGCATCACTGATGACACTTCAACCAACGCAACGATGTATCCCGTTTGGGTGACTGCTAACACTGGAAACCTTCCGGCCAAGGTCACTTCGACCAAGTTGAGCTTTAACCCTTCGACGGGCATTCTGACTGCAACTGGCGGTGTTGCTGGTGGGACTTTCTAATAGGACTTAAATCATGGCAGCAGCAGGCTTTACCCCTATATCGCTTTACTACACAACGACTTCTGGTGCGGGTGGCATACCTTCCGCAGGAAACCTTGTTAACGGTGAGCTAGCCATCAACATCACGGACGGAAAGCTCTACTACAAAGACAACGGTGGCACGGTTCGAGTCATTGCAACTAAAGCCACAGGAACAATTGGCGGCTCAACCACACAAGTCCAGTACAACAATGCTGGAGTATTAGCAGGCTCCTCTAACTTAACTTTTGACGGTACGTCATTAACACTTGGTGGCAACCCCACCCTTTCAGCGGGAACCGCTAACGGAGTCCTGTACCTAAACGGCAGCAAGGTAGCGACGAGTGGGAGTGCGCTGACGTTTGATGGGACGACATTACAATTTTCAAATTCTACGCTTGCTGCTTTTAATATTTACAACTCAAGTGCCGCAACAGATGAGAAAAACTATACTTGGCAATCTGGTTCTTCAGTAGGAAACGGAATATATCGGCTTCGTCTTGCAAACGATGCTGCAACTAGCGGTAATAACGCTTGGGTTATAGACCGCACGGGTACAGATATTGACTACCAAGCATGGGGTGCAGGTTCGTCCGAAGCCATGCGCCTCACCTCCACAGGGCTGGGGATTGGGACGAGTTCGCCAAGTTTTGCTTTGGATGTTGCCTCAGCATCCGCCCGCATTCGTGTAGCCCCGTCTACTACAACCAACCTTGCTCTTGTTCAATCAACCAACGCTGGCGGCAGCGGTTATTTTGGATTGGATAGCTCGACTGGCGGGTTGAGTGGCACAGCGTATGCGCTAAACCTTTGGCATAACAGCGGCTACCCAATCGTCTTTGGCACCAACAGCACCGAACGCGCCCGTATCACCAGCGGGGGGAGTTTGTTAATTGGGGATACCACAGATGCTGCAAAACTGTGGGTTTATCGTACAGATGCAGGAAACGCATTTGGAGCCAGAGCGACTTACGCAACATATGCTTCGACCGTTGCACTTTTTGGCGCAGATCGAAACACAACTAACAATAGTTTTTATTATGTTGATTGCTACAACTATGGGTCAGCCTCATATCGGTTGCGGATAGCCGACTCCGGTGATGTCACAAACGTAAATGGCACATACGGCACGATCTCTGATGCCAAGATGAAAACCGACATTGTGGACGCAGGGTCACAGTGGGCAGACATCAAGGCCATTCGCTTTCGCAAGTTTAAGATGAAAGACGACCCGTCTGGATTGTTGCAGTTGGGTGTGGTAGCGCAAGAGCTTGAACAAACCTCCCCTGGTCTTGTAGATGAACACGTTGACCGTGATGCCGAAGGCAATGACCTTGGTACAACAACCAAGTCGGTCAAGACTTCAATCTTGTTGATGAAGGCAGCAAAAGCCCTCCAAGAAGCTATGGCCCGTATTGAAACCTTGGAGGCTAAAGTCTCCGCTTTAGAAGGAAACTAACATGACCCCAGTTTGGCAAGTTCAATGGATGCAAACAACCACCACATCAGCCACGCCACCTGAAGCCGTTATCACAGTGGGCTGGGCATGTAACGGTGAGCAAGTAGACAATGGCAAGACGTACACAGCCTCGGTCTATTCGACTTGCACACTACCACCGGCTGACCCTGCCAGCTTCATCCCTTACGCCAACCTGACACAGCAAGAAGTGTTGAATTGGATTTGGGCTAATGGCGTGGACAAGGCTAGCGCTGAAGCTGCGGTGCAAAGCAATATCGACCTTCAGATTAACCCTGTAACCATTCAACCGCCCCTACCTTGGAGCCAAGCATGAATCCCGTACAAGTCAACCTCACGCTCACCCTTGATGAAGTCAACGCCTGCCTGACCGCGTTGGGTAATCTGCCTTTTGTGCAAGTCAGTGCTTTGATCGAAAAGATCCGTGAGCAGACCGTACCGCAACTCCCCGTACCTCAGCCACAGGAGTCCAAACCCGAGGCGCAGAATGTCTGAAGATCTTGATGGGTGTACTTGCAGGCAAAAAGAAGGTATCACTTAACATGCACGATATAAAAGTTATCCCGGAGGTAGAAGCGCGTTTGACGAGCCACGAGCAAGTTTGCGCACAACGATACGAGAACATTGAAAAGCGCTTTGTTGATGGCTCAAGACGGATGCAAAGGATTGAGTGGTTGCTCTACATCACGATTGCTGCCGTCCTGCTTGGGCCTGGTGTTGCGGCCATGTTCGTTAAGAAGTTGTTAGGCATATGAATTGGTCAGACGCCCTTAAAGCAGTTATACCCATTGTTGTCATGTCATTGGCATGGCTGCTTGGGCAGGTCAATTCATTTTCAGAGCGTCTTACCAAAATTGAAGGGCAGATGCCTGCTTTAATCACCAAGGAGGGCGTACCAACAGATTCGCCTATATCAGCCGAGCGTAGAGCCTTGCAAAAAGAGCAGTTGATGCACCACATCAATGAACTTCAAGTCAAGGTCAGACTGCTTGAAGAGCGTGAAAAGATGGGGAAGAAGTAATGTTTGAACTACTTGGCGGCGGGTTGATGGGGTCCATATTTGGTGGCTTATTCAGGCTTGCCCCTGAGATATTGAAGTTCCTAGACAAGAAGAATGAGCGCCAGCATGAGCTTAGTATGTTCCAACTTCAGACGGATTTGGAAAAGCTGCGCGGTGAGTTTCGTATGGAGGAGAAGTATGTTGATTACTCCATTTCGCAAATGGATACGATTAAAGAGGCATTTAAGGAACAAGCTACCACTGCTAAAGAAGCTGGGTGGCTTGCGTCTTTTATCACTGCTATTACCCGTCCGGGCCTTACTTGGATTGCTTTTGGCGTGTATGTGGCTGTTAAAGCAGCCGGTTTGACGATTGCATTTCAAACCAACGCTAACTGGGCTGAAGTACTGACCAAGAGCTATGACGAAGATGACTTTGCCATGCTCAATATGATGCTTACGTTCTGGTTTGTAGGGCGGTCTATAGAAAAATACAACAAGGCGTAATGGAAACAATTGCCGAATCCCTTGCCAAGGTTTGGTTTCTTGGGGTTGCGGTGGTTGGGATCGCGGCATATGCAGTAACGCTCAAAGTCAGAGTTGATTACCTTGAAAAGAATTACGACAAGCAGATCACGGCTCTTTGGGAACAGGTTAACAAAATAGTGGATGAAAGGTCTGGCGGTGAATGAAGCCAAAAAGCTTTGCAAGGATGTACTGATCAAACCCTTTGAAGGGCTAGCAAAGCGTCTGCCTGATGGCCGTGTGACGGCTTATCCCGACCCTGGTACGCGTGGACACCCTTGGACAATCGGTTGGGGCGCTACAGGCCCAGACATTAACCCCGGAACCATCTGGACGATGGAGCAGTGCGAAGAGGCGTTAGACCATCATCTTGAGTAT